GGCAACGTGCGCGTGCGGCAAGAAAAAGGCCCTGCCCTGCCAAGTAGGTAGCAGGGCAGGGCCCAATCATGCCAGCAGGGGGCGCTAGCCCTTCTTGCGGCGACGACTGGCGCGCGCCTTCTTGCGGACCTTGGCCTCGGTGAGCTCGATGAAAGCCTTTTCGTGCTTCGTGCGGCCCGAGTCGTAGAGGATGTCGGCGGTGTAGACGCCGGCATCCAGCGCGGCTTGCACGGTCATGCCCTCGCGGTAGAGGTTGAAGCGCGCGGCGCTCTTGCTGCCGGGCCGCTTGGGGTTCTCGTCCACGAGGATGTGAATGAACATGTTGCGCACTTCGGGCGTGAGAACGCGGCGCTTGCCCGTACCGCCCTTGGGCTTCGTCTTCTCGGCGCCCAGCTGCAGCGCCTCGATGGCCTCCTTCACCTTGTCCTCGTCCTGCTGCGCCAGTATGCGCAGGCGCCCTGGCCTCTGCGGCGAAACGGGCAGGCCCAGGTGTGCGCACAACGAGCCCAGGGCGCGCGTGCCCAGGGCACCGTACAGACGCTGCCCCCGCTCACGGTCGTGGCTCGCTGCGACTTGGGCTTCGGCGCGCTTCTCTTCTGCCATCTTCGTGCGCGTGCGCTGCTGATTGCTGCTGCTCTTGCTTGCCATCTCTTTCTTCCTTTCTTCTGGCCCCCTATGGGCCGGTGATACGGTTGCCCGCGACGTCGAAGGCAACCCGGTTGTAGATGTAGATGTAGCGCGGCCCCGCATGGAATGGCTGGGCCGCTCCGCGGCACCTACGGCGTAGCCGCTTGACGATTCGATTTACTGTCTCCCCGCCCCAGGCCACGCTAGCGCAGGGGTTGGGTGTCCACTGCGTACAGGCACGATTCGCCGCGTACATGCGCGCGCCGGTTTGGGTGTTCGTGCGTTCGACGGTATACTCGATCATACCTACTCCTCCTCCCTACCGAGCAGACGGAGTGCCCCCGCGGCCTCCCGCCGCACGCCGCGGTCCGCGTCGGTGGCGAGTACGCGTAGGAGCTCGATGCACTCGGACGTACCGATATGAGCGAGTGCCCACGCGGCCTGCCGCCGCACGATGGGGTGCGCATCGGCGGCAGCCCGTATAGCGACAGCCGTTGCCAGCTTGAGCGTCTTGGCGTCGGCGTCCTGCCGATGTGCGGCTGCGCGCTCTGCGCGCTCTCGGAGGTGGACCACGAGAGACTCGGGGTCGAGCTGCTTGAGGGTGACCGTGCTCATGCTTTCTCCTGCCCTTGCTGCCATGACCTAACTGTTGTTAGGCCGCGCCTGTTACGCGCGGTCGGCCTTGGCGCGCTCAAACGCTTCGCACGCCCAATAGCGCACGGCTCCGTCTTCGTCGATGGCAAGCTGGCCCAGCAGCTTGCGCGCGGCACGCGTGCCAATCTTGCCTAACGCCTCGGCCACGGCGATGCGCGTATACCTGTCCTCATGCTTGGCCAGCCTGGCCAGCTTGGCCAGCGCCTCGCGCTTGTGGCCGTAGGGGGCGTAGGGGGCCTTGGCGGCCGCGTCGATCGTGCTCCAGTTGCCCGTGCTCATGCTTTCTCCTTTGATTGCCCTTGCTGCCATGACCTAACTATACGTGTCATGTCAACCATTGGCAAGGTGAAAACCGAAAAAAGTTGATTCGCTAAGTGACTGTATCTACTCGGGTTTTACACCGGTTCATCAAATATTTCAACCAGCGGCCAGCGGGCGCCCTGGGCCACCCGCACTACCGCCCGGCACAGGGCCGCTTGCAGGGTGGGATCCGCCCCGCACAGGGGGGCAGCCTGCGCGGCCGTTTCAACGAGCTCGCGCAAGTCGTCTGTATCGATCGCTGTCGTGGTGTGCTGCACCCTTGCCTCGGTCATGTCGTTTTTCCTTTCTTAGGCGCGATCCTGCGCCTTTGCGGTGTAAAGGCCCCACTATAGCACGTTTTCGGTTACACTACTAGCCGGTGATGAAACCCACCGAAACCGTCAAAAAGCGCAACGGTGGCGAGGGTTTACGTCCCAGGACAATAAGGCCACACCGCCAGGAAAATTCGCTTCGTTTGTGTTTCACATCTCATCGGCGGTGCAACCCTGCAACCCCGCAACCGAAAGTGGTAAAACCTCAACAATCCCAGTCCTTTACATGGTTGCATCACCCGGTTGCAGTGGCTCAGGCTGGCCCCTTATTGGCGGGCGGGGGCCAAGTGGCCGCAGTTGCTCGGGTTTTGGCGGCGCTTGTTAGGTTCAGCACCCCCGGGTGCTGGCACCCCCCTGTGCTCATACCGCCGCCTACGGTAGTGGTGCTGGCATAGCAACCTTGCAGAAAGGCGTATGATGGGCAAGCGAAATCACCAGCCCGGCGGCGACACAGAATACACTGAAGAGCGTGGGCTCGTGATTGGTGAAGCAATCGCGAACAGCACTACACCGCTGCACGAACTCTGTAATGGCGAGCACCCCTTCCCCGGGAGCACGACTACGCTGTATCATTGGAGCAAGCGTCATCCTCACTTCTTGGACATCTTCAATCGCGCGCGAAGAGCTCGAGCTGAGCTCTTCATGCATGACAGTCTGCACATTGCAGACAATGTGCCCCTGCACAATGAGAAGACAGCCAGCGCGCACGTGCAGAAGGCGCGCTTGCAGGTCGATGTTCGTAAGGGGTACGCGCAGTCGCTGTCGCCTGATTTCGCTGTTCGCACGCAGCATACGGTGAGTGGGCCTGAAGATGGACCTATCGAAACAGTGGACCTAACAGGGTTCAACAGTGACGAGCTGCGACTACTGCGCAAGCTGGGCCGAAAGGCGCGCGCTGCTGGCAAGGATGCTAAGTGATAGGACAGACTAACCCTGTTCGACAGCTTCTAGCCGACTACGTTGCCGTCGAGCGTGAATTGTTCAAGCGCAGTCTGCGCGATTATGTCGAGGAGGCATGGTCAGTCGTAGAGCCCGGCACACCCTTCTCCCCCGGCTGGCACATCGACGCCATCTGCGACCATCTTGAGGCCGTGTCGGGCGGGGACGTACAAGATCTCATCATCAATGTGCCTCCTCGCTTCATGAAGTCGATGCTAGTCTCAGTTTTCTGGCCGACATGGGTTTGGATCAGCAAGCCGGAAACAAGATGGCTCACTGCTTCCTATGCACAGTCGTTGAGCATCCGCGACGCGCGGCGAAGCCGCACCTTGCTCAATAGTTACTGGTATCGGCAGCGGTGGGGCCATGTATTCCATCTTGCTGACGATCAGAATGTCAAGGGTCGTTACGAGAACAGCCGCATGGGATACCGCATCGCGACTAGTGTTGGCGGCAGCGCAACGGGCGAGGGCGGCGATTTCATCATCGTCGACGACCCGCATAACGTGAAAGAAGGCGAGAGCGATGCGGCGCGAGAAGCTACCATCTTGTGGTGGAATGAAGTGATGGCGACTCGCCTTGATAACCAGCTTACCGGCGCGCGCGTTATCATCATGCAGCGAGTACATGAGCGTGATTTGACGGGGCACGAAATTGCGAAAGACATGGGCTATGAACACTTGATGCTGCCCATGCGCTATGAGCCTGATAGGCGGTGTACCACTTCGATCGGCTTCAAGGACCCGCGCAAGGCAGAAGGCGAGCTGTTATGGGAAAAGCGTTTTCCCATGCGTGTAGTCGATAGGCTTGAGCGCTCGCTTGGCGTGTACGGCACGGCGGGACAGCTACAGCAGCGGCCAGCTCCGCGCGGCGGCGGCATGATGTTGGTCGAGAACATCAAGGTTGTCGATCGTCTCAGCGCGCCCATTGAACAGGCTGCACGCGGCTGGGACAAGGCCGCTACTGAGGGCGGTGGTTGCTATAGCGCAGGGGTGAAGATGGCTCGGCTGCAGAATGGCCGCTTTGCCGTTCTTCATGTTAGGCGCGGCCAGTGGTCGACCGAAAAGCGTGAAGCCGCTATGCGTGCCTGTGCGCAGCAAGACGGGGTCAATGTCTGTATCCATATGGAACAGGAGCCCGGCAGCAGTGGCGTTGACAGCGCCAAGGCAACGATCAAATCGTTAGCCGGTTACGCGGCGCGTGCGCACCGTGCAACGGGTGATAAGGTTCATCGTGCAGAACCACTCGCAGCACAGATCGAAGCAGGAAACGTTGAAGTATTGCGTGGTGAATGGAATGATGCGTTTTTCGCAGAACTAGCGGTATTCCCAGCGGGTCAGCGAAAGGATCAGGTCGATGCGGCTGCGCTCGTGTTCAACCAACTAGCATTGGGTGCCGCGGGCTGGAGTGATTTCTATGGCGATGAGGAGAACGCAGCATGAGCGATCTGTGGCTTCCCGCCAGTGTCGTTGAAGAGTTAGCTGAACAGCGTGCGCAGGAACAGGCTGCGCAGGAACGACAGTTCAACTTCTTCGGCTTCGCGGGCACGCGCACGCCCATCCAGTCGTTAGGCGGGCAGCCCTCACATAGGTCTCTTCTTCAAGAAATCAAGGGATGGGTGGCCATCGCCGGCGCTGCCATTGCGCGCCGCGTTCGTGGCCTTGAGGTCGAGGTGGCTGTTGATAGAATGCGCGACGGTAGCGCAGAAACAGAGATACTCGACGACCATCCGTTGAAGGGAGTGCTCGACAACCCCAACCCCATTTTCTCCCGGGGCGATATGCTCTGGCTGCTGGTCTGGCATGTGTTGCAAACGGGTGAGGCTTTCTGGCATAAGGTACGAGACGGTGTCGGCATCACACGCCAACTGTGGCCCCTGCCGCCGCAGAACATTCTGCTCGTGCCCAGTGAAACCGAGGTCATTGCAGGGTATGTCGTGCGTGATGGGCAGGGCCGTGAGCAGTCTTTACCGCGTGAAGACGTTATTCGGTTCTGGAACCCCGATCCTTCAACGCTCTATAGCGCAATGGGCACGTTAGGGCCGATGGCGACTGAGTATGATGCAGGTCGTTTTCGTGAAGAGCATGTACGCGCCTTGGTCGAGAAGGATGCTACTCCTCGCACTGTGATCATCGGTAAGGATGGTTCAACTGCGCCTACCCCGGAACAGCGCAATGACTTCTACACTAAGTGGCGACAGGGGTTCAATCGAAGGCTAGGTGAACACAATGGGCTACCTGCTTTCATTCCACCGGGCTTTGATGTCAAGGAGCTGAGTGCCCATGGAGGCGCTACCGAAGTGCTCGGCTTTGGCGAAAGTACCATGAAGCAGATTCTAGCGGCGTACGGTGTGCCCGGTAGCATCGTGGGCATGGTCCAAGACGTGAATCGTGCAGCGGCTGAAACGAATCACTTCGTGTTCGATAGGAACACAGTGAAGCCAATCACTGATCTCATCTCTGAAGCCCTAACAAGGCAATGCGCGCGTGAGTTTGATCCTCGTCTAAGGACCCAGTTTGCTGATTTCATTGCACCTGATAAGGAGTTCTTACTCAAGAGAGAAAATCAAGATGCCGTGAACGGTGTGCGCAGCGTGCAGCAGATTCTTCGCGATCGAAATGATGATCCGAATGATGCGCCCTGGGGCGAGTTGCCTGTCATGCCGTTAGGTGTTGGCCCGTATACAGGGGAAGAGCCGGTTGATGAGCTGGGACCGGAAGACCCTGAAG